GTTGTCGCGGACATAGCTGGTGCGTCTGCCTCTGCTGCCGCCGCGGGCCATGGGATCGGGGTCTACTGCTCGCAGTTTTCCCGTGGTCCTGGGCTCACTTCATCGGCTTGGCCTTCTTCCCGCCCTTGGTCTTCGCCTTGGGTTTGCCGGCCTTGGGCTTGCCGGGCATCCCGCCGAAGTAGGGCATTCCACCTGCTGGCATGGTCTGTGAGCGACTGCCTGCAGTTTTCCCGCTGGACCCGCCAGACCACGCAAGCCGCTCACGCAGAAGCCTGCAGTGCCGGGGCGGCTGACGACACCAGCCAGGCCCTAATCTTCAACTCCCTATCGGCACAATAAAAGGGCTGTGATTGATACCACTGCCAAGCATCACAGTGATTTTTAGAACCATTGCAGGAGGCGCAAGCGGGAATCAAATTAGATCGCTCTGTTGTGCCACCCTTTACCTTCGGCACAACATGATCAAGGGTGATCTTGTCGGGTTGGCAACCGCAATAAGCGCAACAACCATCCCACGCCTCAATAATTCCCCGCCTGAATCGATGTTTGGTGACACGCTTGGATAAAAGCTCGGACCCTTCAATTTGGTGTGACACGGGTTTGCCGTGAGGGTGTGCTGATCAGAGGTGCGGCGGGCGATGGCGCCCCTGCTCAGCTCCTCAGCAACATCCCCGCGCCGCTCATCCCCTGCGGGGCGATCCGGGGCACGTTGAGGGCCGTGGCAATCCGGTTGATCAGCGCTTGGGTCCGCTCGTCCCGCTGCCCCTGCGCCGTGGCCCTGGCGCCGCCGCCGCCGAAGCGGTAGCGGGCCTTTAGGAGGGAGGTGTCCCACGCCAGCTTGCCGGCCTGGTTCAGTTGCTCATCCCGCGTGGGCGAGGTGCCGGGGATCGGGCCTTCGTATTCCTCGGCGTTTCCGAGGTGAGCAGTGCCCGCGTCAATCTCATCGGCCTGGATCTCCTCCAGGTTCACGATCTCGTCCAGCCACGCCTGGATCTGCGTCACGGTGCTGGGGCTGTGCGTGGCGACCGCGTTCATCTGCTGGGTCAACTCCACCAGGCTCCCCTCAGTGGCGGGCCAGCCGATGTAAGTCCTGATCAGGTCCCGATCGTTGCGCGTGCTGGTGGCCGTGGGGCGCCAGAGGGGGTCAGGGGCGAGCATCGGCGGCGCGGGTCAGGCTGCCCTGAGTTTTCCCGCCGCCGGATCTTCCAGGCCCTTGCGGGCCCCATGGAGCGTGCCCAGCCAGTACCGGCCCTCGGGGTCCAGGTTGGCGGTCAGCAGCCGCAGGATCTGCTCCCCCTCCGGGTCATCGGCCACGGCTGTGAGCATCCGCAGGCCCTGCCGCGCTGCCGGGCCATCGCGGCGGAGCACGGCGACGCTGAGGCCCTGGAACAGGCGGAGCGTGGGGGAGCGGTCGGGCATGGGGGCATTCAAGCCGTACCTGAGTTTTCCCGCTACGGAGGGGGTGCCTGCTTGCCCCTGAACCGGGCCACCCGATCCGCCCGATCGGCTCGCCCTTCGGGGGTAAAGCGCTCCCAGCAGCGGGAGCAGTGGAGGCCGTGGCGTCCGTCGTGCGTGGTGGTGCAGCCGGGGGCGGTGCAGGCGATCTTCACTGCAGGGGGCAGGAGGCCGGCTTGGCGGAGCTTGAAGCGGCGCTTTCGCTCGGCGGCGGTGGGGTCAGGCATCGTCAATCTCCACCATGGCGGGCCAGTTGGGCATCAGAGGGTCGTAGGCGTCTTCGCAGGCTTTGCGCAGTTCTGCATAGGGAACCCACTGCCAGCCTCCGTTGACTTCCCATGAAACAAGGCGGTTGCCGTCTGCATCCCAAGAGAATGGATTGCTATCTAAGACGTTTTCAACTGATGGAACGAAGTCGATGGTGGGCATGGCAGGCGGTTGGCGGAGAGTGGTTGCCGGATAGGCTCCGGCGGGCCTGGGGGTCAGGCCAGGCCAGCGCGGCGCATGAGCAGGCTGGTAGCGGTGCGGACTGAGCCAGTGAGGTAGTCGAGTAGGTGCTCGGCATCAGCGTTGGTCACTTCGTCCTGGACTTCGTCGCGAGTGATGCCGTAGTGGTTGCCAATAGCAGCAAAGATTGCTTCGCGGGTCTGAGCATCGGCAGAGCGAAGGAAGGAGAAGTTTTTCTGAGCGTTGGTCATGGCCGGTTCGCTGGTTGAGAGGTGCGGAGAGGGCTGATCCCTCCCCTGAAGCCTCACAGTAACGCAACCGTTACCCCTCGCCCGTGTCTGGACAGGCCACTTCACAAGCTGTAACGCATGCGTTCCCTTGAGGTGGTCAGGGCTGGTGGGGTAGCACCTGGCGCCTACTTGACGGGCTTGTAGCGCTTGAGCTTCTTGGGTTTGTCCATCAGGCTGAGCTGGCTCATGCGGGTGTCTACGGCGCGGATGCGGGGGTTGCGCTTCATTTGCCAAACCCCAGTCCTACTGAATCGCGTATTGTTTAGAATCTGCTCCCTGCGGTTACGCTGCGCTGCTTTTGCCTGGCTGCGAGTCCTGGCAACAGTCAAAGATACCCTTGGCTCTTTCTTGGGCTTGGGAATAGTCCCTCTAATTCTTGGTGCGCGAGCAAAGCCATTGCGTAGCGAGCTGCTGTATCCCAACTCACGGCGACTTAAAGCGCCACCCCTTATAGCAGCCTTGGAGAGATTTGATTTTTGCGCTTTTGCTTTGACTGCCGCCAATTTATTGACTTCTTGTATCTTGTCGCGTGTTGTCATTGCGTCTCTGCGAGCCTTTACCCGCGCTTTGTCTTGTCCAAGGTCATTGAACCGGCCGGGCTTGTTTCTGTTCGGCTTCTGTGTGCTGTATCGCGGCGGCTTTGTCATTGCCTTGCGCACAGACGCAAAGGCCTCGGGCTGGCTCATCTGATTAAGCATCCCCACGCTTCCCCTTTCTTTCCTTGCCAAGAAAGACTTTGCCCTTACTCCTGCTTGGATGGCGTTGAGACGCTTAACGCCTGTTTTATCTTCTGCAGCGCGAACTACATTATTAAGCCGGCCAATAACCCGTGACACCCTGCCATCGTCTACCCGCGCCTTCCTCCCCCCAGGTACCGGCCTGGCTGCCACCGCTACCGGCCTGGCCCGATCCTGCCCCGCAATCCGTTTGCTCGCTGCCTTCAATCGCGCTGCGCTGTCTTCAATCTTGCGAACAGGATTATTCAGGCCCGACTTATTGCGTTTTTCGGCCATTTTACTGACCGTGTTGTGAATCCTTGCCTTGTTTATGTCGCTTCGCTTAATCGCCCCGGAAGATGACTGCCGCTTCTTCATCCGATCCAACACCGCCCCCCGCTGGTTCCCGGCGGCGGTCCTGAGGCGACCACCCCGAGCTGTGGCGCCGTCCTTGCCCACGCCGGTGATCTTGCCGCTGTTGTCCCTGGCGATCCGGTTCGTGCCCCGCTGCGCTCGCCGCGCAGCGGGCTTGGCCTTGGCCGTGGTGGTGCCCGTTGAGGCGAAGCGGCCCCGGCCATCACGGGCATAGGTGCGGCGGGTTCCTCGGGGCATGGCGCTGACGGTGCTACCGCAGTTTTCCCGTCAGGGCTTCGGCTCTACCCCACCGGCACCGGGGCCCGCTCAATCCCTGGATACTGCCGGCGTTCGCTGGGGCTGGGCTTACGCACGGCCTCCTCCAGCACCTGGGAGGCACGGGCGAAGGGCCACCCCTTGTCGGCCCCTCCCTTGGCGGCGGCGAACTCCTCGGCCACGGCCTTGCGCGAGCGCTCCCAGTAATCCTCCCGCAGCAGGGTGGCCCTGAGGGCGGGGTCTTTCTCTTCTACCGCCTCCGAAGATACTGGAGATAGGCTACATCTACATCTTGGATGAAGTGTGCCCACCATCTCGTCCAGCCGGTAGATCCGACCATGGCGCGAGGCACAAACCGCACACGTCCGCTCATCCTTTGTCGCGATCCACCTGGCATAGCCGAACCCATTGCGGGCTGCCGTTGCCTTCTGGGCGCCCACGTAGGCGTTGGCCAGCTCCGATCGGGCGATCAGCTCTGCCCGCTGCTCCAGCCCCATGCGGTTGTTGAGCCCCTGCGGATCCTTGGCCCCCTGCAGTGCCGTCCTGATCTCGCGCTCCAGCACGCGGGGCCCCTTCCCCCGGCCGATGCCATCGGTAACGATCCGGGCGATGTTGTCCCTGAAGCTCTCCACCTCGCCCCGGATGTAGGCGCTGGCGGTGCTGGCGGCGGCCTCCACGGCGGCCCGGCTGGCGCCGGCGAACGCCCCTTGCGCAGCCGCGTCAGGGTCGGCGGTCTGCGCGAGCTGCTGGCCCAGGTCACCGCCGAGGGCCACCGCCTCGGCGAAGTCCTCGCGGTAGCGGTTCTGCAGCCAGGCCAGCTCCCGATCGGAGGCGAAGGCCTGGGCCAGCTCCAGCAGCTTGCGGAACTTGGCGGAGCCATCGGCGATTGAGTAAGACCCCGGCCGGCGGGTCACGCCATCGGCGCTGGGCTGGTCCGGGAGATTGGGGTCCACGAACTGGCCGTAGTAGCGGCGCAGATCCCGCAGGGTGCGGACCAGGGAGCGGCGCAGGGCCGCCTTGGTGTTGGTGGTGGCCCGATCGCCGATCGCGTCCAGGGCGGCGGCGTAGTCGTCGGCCAGCTGGAGTTGTTGGTCGCCGATGGTGGCCATGGTCAGGGCTTCCGGGGTTTCTGGCGCTTGTTTGTCTCCTGTGTTTGCCGCTTTGCTTTATCTCTTAGCTGCTTGATTGCGTTTTGCTGCTGCCTTACCGCAATCCCTGCGCCAACATACCTATCAACCCTGTTCATCGCTGCATTAGAATTTCTTTCTTTTGCCTTACGCGATTGCCTTCTGTTTTGGCCAATCTCTCCCCATAGGCCGAACCTAACAACAGGATCAGCTTCATACGCTTTTTTTGCTGTAGCTTCTTCGCGTTGAAGTGTCGTGAGCTGCTTGCGAGCGTTGCGAATCTCAGCCGCCAGCGACTTTCGCTGATCTGTGCCGCGACCATACCCATACTTTGCGGGATCGTAGTTTAGTTCAATTTGCTTGAGCCTTTTTGATGCTCTCCTTAGTGATTCCAGTTGCTTATCAGCCTTTTGTCCTCTTGCAATCAGCTTAAGGTAGCGGGGGCTAAAGCCGCCTGAGGCTGGGGTGTTATCGCGATTCTGGGCGTTTTCAACTTTCCTGATTTCATCCAAAACGGCAGTTAATTTGGCAGTGATCTTGCCCTTAGCCGCGCTAATTCTTTCTTTTGTTAGCGGCTTTCTCTGTTTGCCGGCGGGCTTCTGTCGCTTGGCTGCCAGTGCCCCCGGCTTCATGCCGCGAGGCTTGGCAACCGTCCCTGCAAGGCGGCCAGCCGTGACACGCTTGGGAGCGGCGGGCTTCGCCGCCCGCTTGGCCAGCAACCTCTGAGCCGCCTTTGTGCTTTCAAGTTCCGGGTAGCCTTGCGCGGCCCTAGTCAGCCTTGCAATGCGGTTCTCGGCCTTGGGTGGCTTGACCCTGCCAGCCCTGGCCAAGGCGTCATACAAAGCGCCGGTCTTTTGATCCTTTGCTCTAATCGCTGACACCTGCCTTTCGGCAGTGGCGATCATGCGCCCCTCCTGCTTTTTGCTCATTCGGGTGCGTCCGCCGGGGGAAGCTGCGGCGATGGCCTCACCCATTGAAGTGGTCCTGGAACCCTGCCGTGCAACAAACTGCTCTCGGCCAATGATTGCCGCTTTGCCCGTGGGCTTGCCTTTCATCGCCCCAGCGCGACCAACGCGAGCCCCGCGGATCTTCCTGGCAGCGGTGCTAGGCGCGAGCTGCAAGGCCTTGGGGTTGTAC